CCCCACCCGTTTGCGCATGGAAGTGCAGGTAGCCCTCGCCGGGTTCGTTGTGCTTCAACCTGCCGAACAGCGTGGTCTTGATCGTGTCGCCACCCACCGGCCACACCTGCGCGCCGCGCTTCAGCGTTTGCCCCTTGGCGTTGATGTCCACCTTGCCCGGCTTGCCGATCGGCGGCTTGCCCCGCTGGCTCTGACCCTTGATGGCGATCACGCCCACACCAGCGCGCTCCCGCGCGTACTGGTACACCTCCGCCGTTGCATGGCCGCCTGAGTCCACCGCCACCACATCCGCCCGCAGCTTGCCGCCGCTCGCGTGCTCCCATTCGTGCAGCACCAGCAGATCGAGCTGCTTCCACACCTCCGCCTGGCACGGGTCGCCCGCGATCTCCTGGTGGTCGATCAGCCAGCCCTCCTCGCCGCGGCCCCAGCCCCACACGCTCACTGCCAGGCGATCACCGGCCGAGCCGCCACCGCCCTGCACGTCCACGCCGATCGTGACCGCCAACACGCCATCCGGCAGCCTGCCGCCCGCATAGGCCTCGCACCGCTCCAGCAGCGCGCTTGCGCTCACCTTGCTGGCGAAATCCTCCTCCCATGTCTCGGCCAGCCGCGTGTTCACAAACGACTTCAGCATCGGCGCGTCCGACTTCGCCCGCAGGAAGTCGTCCACCATGTCCGCCCAGCTCAGCCAGCCCAGTGGGCTGTAGAGCCCCGACAGCTGAAACCCTGCTGTCTTCCCGTCGCTCGGTGCCGTCGCGCGCCACTCGCCCTTGCGCAGCATGGCCGGCTTGTGGATCTCGGCGAAGCGCTCGTGGCAGTGCTCGCACTCGTAGACCGCGGTGCTCGGGTCGTTCTTCTCCCACTTCAGCTGCGGCCACTTCAGCCACTGCATCGCGCCACAGCTCGGGCATGGCACGAAGAAGCGCCGCTGGTCGCTGCGTTCGTACTCCGCCTCGATCCGGCTGAAATCCTTCACGGTCGGTGTGCTGGTGAGCAGGATCTTGCGCCGCGCGAACGTGGTAGCCCGCTTCTCCGCCAGGCTCACCGGATCACCTTCGCCGTCCACATCAGCCGGGAAGGCGTCGATCTCATCCATGAAGATGTAGCGGCACGGGGTTGAGCGCAGACCCGTTGCGCTGTTGGCGCCCGTGAGCAGCATCATCCCGCCGGGGAACTCCTTCGCGAACATCGTGTTTCCCGAGTCGCGTGCCCGTGCCGGCGCGATCTTCTCCGTCAGCACCGGCGTCTCGCTGATCAGCGACTCCAGCCGCTGCTTGCTCAGCCTCTTGGCCATCTCCACCGTGGGCTGCACCAGCAGCATCGGTCCCGGCGCGTGCGCGATCACATAGCCCAGCCAGTTGCTGCCGCTCTCGGTCTTGCCCGTCTGCGCCGCAAACATCAGCACCACCCGCTGCACGTTGCTGGTGGTGCTCAGGCAGTCCATCGGCTCCCGCAGGTACGGCGTCCGGTTGGTGCGCCACGGCCCCGGTTCCGCCGACGCCTTACTGCTCAGCCGCCGGTGCTTGTCAGCCCACACGCTCACCGTCAGCGGCGGCTCGGGGCGCAGCCCGTCCATGAACGCATCGCGCCACACGCTCATCGGTCTGCCTCCACCAGCGCCAGCAAAGCATCGCGGTGCTCATCGCTCAGCAGCTGGTGGATCACCGCAGGGTCGGTCTCACCCGCCAGCTGGTGCGACAGCCGGTCGGCCAGGTTGCTCAGCGCCTCTCTCACGCTGCGTCCAATCTGAAACGCCTGCTTCTTCACCTCATCCGCTGGCACCAGCTCATTGCGCTGCTGCGCCACCTGCAGCTTCGCCAGCTCCGCCTGGTAGTGCTCACGCCGCGCCCGGCTTTCGTTCAGCTCTGGGATCGCATCATCCGGCAGCCGGTCGATCGCCTTGCGCAGCTCCACCGGCGTGCGCGGCTCCACCGGGTCCGGCTGGCTCACCTTCGCGTTGTGCGTCGCCTTGGTGTTCCGGTTCCACAGCTCCAGCGCCAGATCACGGTCAAGCCAGCGCTTGCCGTCTTTCTCCACCACCGCATCGGCAATGCGAGTCTTCGTCGCCGCGGTCACGGTTCCTTTCGCACATCCCTTGAGCGCGGCGAACTCGCTGAACGTAACCAGCAACAGATCGTGGCCTTTTAGTTCAACAGAATGTTAGTGAACTATTGAACTCCCGAACGGGTCGGGGTCGCTACGGCCAATTTCTCACTCTGAGTCCCGTTTGAGACTGCTTTTTGCTGACGCTAGCCCTAGCGCGGGGTCGCGAAACACCCGCGGCCTGGCCGGTGGGGAGGACCCGTGAGGGGGGTGGGGGTCAGCGCCTGCCCAGCTTGCGCTGCACCTCGGCCTCGTAGGCCTTGCGCACCTCGGCTGGCCATGCCTGCCCGAAGGCCTTGGTGAGGATCTCGCGCACCGGGAACTGTGGCCTGCGCTGCTTGGGGTTGGGGTCAATGGTGAACACGCGCCGGGTGCTGCGCTCCAGCGTGGAGGTGCGGCTGATGAAGCCCTCTTTGCGCTCGAACACGGCCTTGATCGAGCTGCCCGGCTTGACCGGCCCGACGAAGTACTGCCCACCGCCCTGACGTGCCTGGCCGAGGATCGTGGCGTACTTGCTCAGCGACACGTTGCCTGCTGCGTTGGTGAGGCCTGAGCCCTTGGCTGGCACCAGCACAGCGCCGGGGGCTTCACGGGCGATCTTGCTGGCCGCGAGATCGGCGCCCTTCAGCTTCGGCGTGGTGCCCTTGACGATCGGCTGCAGGTAGCGCCCTGCCGCGTTGCCCCGGCCTTGGGGATCGGAGCGGAAGCCCACCTCGGTCTCGAGGGTGTCCGGCCGTGCGAAGCGCACGTAGGTGCCGTTGAGGGTCCAGCGGGTCGGCTGGTCGATGTAGCGGGGGGTCTGCTGCTTCAGCTGCGCCTGTGCAGCGCGAGCAGCGCCTGTGAGCGCCCTGGAGCTGGCGAAGCGAAGGTTCTGGTCCGTGAGCAGCGCCACGCGGCTCGAGAGCCGTTGCAGGTCGCTCTGGAGGTCGATGCGGACGGTTGCCATGGCTTCACCGTAAGCGGGTCCGATGGATGTAAGGCCGATCGCTTCGGATCACAAGCAGCCCGCCTTCGACCCGATGCACGTGGTAGCGAGCAAATGCCCCGCGGGAGTAGCGCGCGATCCATGCGCGGATCACCGGCTCGGTGCGGCCAGTGGCGTCGATGCCATCAGCCATGCGGATCAGGAACGATCCGCCCGGCTCCAGGGTGGCCAGCGGCCATTCGGGCTTGGGGTAGGCCTTGCGGCCGATCCAGACGGTGCGGCCATCGATTTCGTGAAACGTTCCCATGAGTCACCTAGCAACACAGCAGCACGTTACGGCCCTTGCCAACCCTGCCGACTTCACCTACCTGCGCCCTATATAGGGGTATTCCTCCCTCTCCCCTCTCCCCTTTTATACTTTATATACTAGGTTAGAAGGTTAGATAGGTAAGAAGAAGGGAGGCGGGGCAAGGGTTTAGGCCTTGCTAACCTCATCTCAGAGGTTGGCAAAACACCCATTTCTGCCTACCTTCCAACGTGATCCGCTTCTTTTGGAAACCGAGATCACGAAGCAGCGTGGCGACCTGCATCTGGTCCGCACGGCTCTGGCGCTCCACCGGTTTGCCGATCGCCTCCGTCAGAAGCAGCTCCGAGGTGATGTGCCGCTGCGCGTTCCGTGGTGCCCCGAGCCAGTCCTCGATGGCCGCCTTCCAGGGGCTGTCCACCAGGTAGGTGAGGTTCTCGATGTCCACCCGCTCGGCCAGCTCCCGCGGCAAATGGTTCGCCTCCTTGTTCCGGTAGGCGGTGACCGCTGCGCTCCAGATGGCGTCACGCTCGAGCAGCAGCTCATCGACGGGGATCTGGCTTGGCACGGCGACAGGGATCACCCAGAAGCGGCGGTTGCCGGTGTCGTCCACTAGGAAGCCGGTGTCCCGGTTGGTGGAGCCGACGATGATCGAGCGGCGTGGGTAGTCCTCGGTGCTGCGGGCGTAGGGAGCGCGGAAGGTGTCGGTCTGCTGGGTGAGGAAGGCCTTGATCTGGCCGGCGTGCTTGCGGCCGGTGATGTGATCGAGCTCCGCCCACTCCATGATCCAGGAGCGGTGGAGCACCATCAGGTCATCGCGGCTGGACACGTCGCGGAGTGCATCGCTGAACCAGAGGCCGCCGAGGTTGCGCCAGAAGGTGGATTTCCCGCAGCCCTGCGGTCCCATGAGCACGCAGGCCGAGTCGTGCTTGCTGCCGGGCTCGAAGACGCGGCGGACGGCAGCGATGAGCGTGGCTTTCAGCATGGCGTCGTAGAGGGTGCCGGGCTGATCTGCGGGGCGCAGGTAGGCGGTGGCGAGGTGGTTGATGTCGGTGGCGGGAACGTGATCGGCGACGTGCTCGAGGTATTCGCGGACCGGATCGAAGGGGTTCTCGAGCGCGACCTTGTGGAGCGCATCAGCGGCGAGCTCCTTGGTGGTCTTGATGCCGTCCTCGGCGAGCTTCAGGTAGAAGTGCTCGATGTGCTCGATCGGCTGCTGGTTGAGCTCAATGCGCTGGGAGAAGACGTTCCAGCGGAGGGTGTCACCGAGCTGCTGGCGCAGCAGGTTCATCAACTCGAGGGAGTCGAGGCGGAGCAGCTTGGCTGTAGGCTTCTGGGTGCTGCGCTCCTGTGGCTGGACGGCGGGCCGCTCGGCTGGAGACGGGCGGCCTTTTTCATGGCCGGCGAGATGGGCAAGGGTGCCGAGCGAGACGCCACCGGCTGCGGCATGAAAGGTGCGCCACTTGGCTTCGCAGATGCCGGGCTCGAACTTCCCGGATGAGGCAGACCAGCTGATCCAGTCGGAGAGGAGCGAGTCGTCACCGACGCTGTGAAGCGCCATGCCGACCTTCACCCATGTGTCGTAGTCGTCAGCGTCAGCTGCTGGCACTGCGGAGAGGAAATCGCGCGCGCGCTGGCTGTCGGTATCGGGCAGGCGGAGCAGCGGAGCTGGGTCAGGCTTATGGCGCTGCATCTGCTGGAGCAGCAGCGAGGGTGCCTCGGCGAGGGGCAGCTCACCGGGTCCGCGACCCTTGAGCCAGCGGTAGGCGCCGGTGATCGGGTGAGCGCCTGCGACGACGGACTGACAGCCGGACCAGCGAAGCTCGAGCTGTTCGCCCTTGATCGAGCTGCGCAGCTTGGTGGTTTTGATCGTGGACCAGAAGGGGTCGGGGACCTGGTAGATGATCTGAACGCGGGCATCACGGCCGGAGGTGACGGCCCACGATTTCGGTAGGTCGCGCAGCGGTGCGCCGATCTGCTCGAGCACCTCGGATGCACCGAGGCCGTCGTGATCGACGAACAGCAGGCCGCCTGATTGGGGACCGGCGATCACGCCGATGGCGACAGCGCGGCCGGCGCTGATCTCAGCGGTGAGATCCGCGCGGGAGATGGGGTTCTTCTGCCACTCGGGCTGATAGGGGCGCTTGTCGTTACCGACCGCAACGAGAGCCCAGGAGTCGGGGAGTTGGGAGAGCTGCTGGAGGAGGGGGTGGCTGGTCATCCATAGACCTATGAACCGTCAGAGTTTGGCGGGAAGGTTGGCAGGTTGGCAACCAGATGGTGAGCATCTGCAACAGTCCGCGCCACACCAGCGATGCCACCAGCTGAGCGGACGGCATGAAGCCAGTGGGCCTGAGCAGGCGAGAGGCGGCCTGTGGCGGTCTTGATCTCCAGCGACGTGAACACGGCGATGCGCTGCCCGACCATCTCGGGGGTGACGGTCACGGTGCGCCAGCCGATCAGGTCAGCGGAGCCGCGAGCGAGGCCGAAGGTGACGAGCCGGCCGGTGCGTGGATCGGGCAGGCTGCCAACCGAGTTGCGAAACAGTCTGGTCTGCGGGTCGGTGCCGAGCGCGAGCCTGATGCGCTGCTGCAGGTCGGTTTCGGCGTTGGCCACGATCATGCGCGCTGCTGACGCGCAAGGTACACGTGGCGTGCCCATCCCACGGGGTTCTTCATGCCCCGAGCAATGCCGACCTGAATGAGCTCGCTGTAGGTGCGCGCCTTCTTGCGCTCTTGCACGCGCTGTCGCACGGCCTCGCGTTGGAGCTCCTTCAGCTCCCCGGCCACTTGGCGCAGCTGACGTGCAGGCTGGATCGGCACGGGTGTGCCGCAGCAGGGGCAGGCCGGCTGGGGTGGGAAGGCCGCGAAGCAGACCTGGCAGGTGCGGACGGTGGGCGCTGCTGCCCCAGCCGCGCGGCTGCGCTTCAGGCGATCGTCGAGCGACCAGTCCCGGTGATCATCGGGGAAACCATGGCGGTGGACGTTGCCGACGTGATCGAGGATCACGGCGTGCGCCTTGCCGGGTGCGGGGCGCAGCACGCGGCCGACCTGCTGCAGGTAGAGGCCAAGGCTGGCGGTGGGGCGCAGCAGGATGGCGGCTTCGGCATCGGGGCAGTCGAAACCCTCGGACACCACATCGACGGTCACCAGCAGCTGCAAGGTACCTGCGACGAACTGTCGCAGGAGTGCGTCACGATGCTGCGTTGATGTTGTGCCGAGCAGCGTGGCGGCTGTGATCCCTGATTCGGTGAAGGCCGCGGCCACGGAGTCTGCGTGTTTTGCAGAACAGCAGAAGGCGATCGCACGCTTGCCTGCGCAGATTCGCAGATAGTGACTGATGGCATCACCGGTGACAGTGGGGCGATCCATGCGATCTGCTGCCTGTTCTGCTGAATAGTCGCCTGCACGAATTGTGATTCTTGATAGGTCTGCAACAACAGGCGGCGCGAAGATGCGCGCAGGTGAGAGGTGCCCTTTTGATGTAAGGGCTGCCACCGATGGACCGAGCACCATGTGATCGAACATCTTCTGTAGGCCTTGGCCGTCGCGTCGAACGGGGGTTGCAGTAACGCCAAGGCGAAAGGCTTGCGGCCAGTGGTTGAGCACTGACGACCAGGTGCCAGCCACCGCGTGATGAGCCTCATCGATGACGATGAGATCTGGCTGCCAGTGCTGACGATGTAGGCGCCGCGCAAGCGTCTGCACTGATGCGACCTGCACCGGGTGATCGGCCTCCGGGTGACCTGCCGCGATCACGCCATGGGATACGCCGGCCAGCTGCAGCTTCGCGCTGGCCTGCAGGATGAGCTCACGCCTGTGAACCAAGATCAGCACGCGGCGGCCACGGTCTGCGGCGCCAGCGGTGATCGCTGAGAAGCAGCAAGTCTTGCCACCACCGGTCGGTAAGACCAGCAGTGGAGCGCGCGCGCCTTGGCGGTAGGCAGCACGAAGATCCGAGATTGCCTGTGCTTGATAGTCGCGAAGCGTGAGACTCATGGGACTTGACCTTGGACAGCGGGAAGGAATACCAAGGTCAGCGGGCGGATACTAGCCGCTTAAGCGAGAAATACTGAGAACTACTGGGGGAAGCGATGACAGGCAGGGAAAGAGTGGTAACTTGCGTGAGCCTTCGGTACGCGCTGCCTTTGGACAACGCCGCCTACCACCGCCATCCGGCGGTATCAAAAAGCCACCTCGATCAGATCGCGCGCAGCCCGCTGCACTATTGGGCGCGGTATCTGGACCCGAACCGGGTGGAGCCTGAGCCGACGCCAGCCATGCGGCTCGGTACTGCGGTTCACACGCTGACGCTGGAGCCCGACAGCTGGGAGGAGCGCTACGTGGTGGCGCCGAACGTCGATCGCCGCACCAAGGCCGGCAAGGAGGAGTGGGCTGCGTTCGAGGCTGAGGCCGCTGGCCGTGAGCTGATCAGCGCCGACGATCGCGCCACCGTGAGCCGCATGGCCGAGGCGGTGTGGAGCCACCCTGCAGCTGGCGCGCTGCTGAACCTGAAGGGCAAGGCCGAGACAACGCACATCTGGACCGATGAGGCGACAGGCCTCGAGTGCAAGTGCCGGCCGGACTGGCTGACCGATGACGGCAGCCTGATCGTGGACTTGAAGACCACCGAGGATGCAAGCCCTGCTGGGTTCAGGAAGTCGATCGCCAACTTCCGCTACCACGTGCAGGCGGCCTGGTATCTGCACGGCCTGGAGCAGGCGACGGTGCGCAGGCCGGAGGGGTTCATCTTCATCTGCGTGGAGAAGAAGCCACCGCACGCCGTGGCGGTCTACGTGGCCGATGGCGAGATGATCGGCGCCGGTGGTGAGCGTGCGCTGCAGGATCTGGAGCGTCTGGCCGAGTGCCGCGCTGCTGGCCGCTGGCCGGGCTATAGCGAGGAGATCCAGCCGATCAGCCTGCCGGCATGGATGCGCCCGCGGCCGGATGGATCGCTGCCAGCCGGGGCGCCACCCGAGATTGAGCTCTACTGATGCGGATCCCCTCCTTGGCCATCCGTGCGCCCGTTGCGGCGCTGGCCGGCGGCTGGTTCCTGACGGAGCTGTGGCCGATCACCTACTGGCCGGCGGTGGCCGGCTGCCTGTTCATCTACCTGACCTTGAGACTTCAACCATGAGCGAGTCCACAGCACTGACCACGACCGGAGGCAGCGTGTTCTCCGGCATCCAAGCGTTTGAGGATGCGCAGCGGATCGCGAAGGCGCTGGCCAGCTCGACGCTGATCCCGCCGCAGTTCCAGGGGCAGCAGGGCTTCGCGAACTGCCTGGTGGCGCTGGAGATCGCCAACCGGATGCGGATGAGCCCGTTCCAGGTGATGCAGAACCTGCACATCATCCACGGGCGTCCGAGCTGGAGCAGCCAGTTCATCATCGGCCTGATCAACGGGTGCGGCCGGTTCAGCCCGCTGCGCTACGAGATGACGGGCAGCGGCGACAACCTCGCTTGCTACTGCGTGGCGACAGAGCACGCCAGCGGCAATGACCTGAAGGGTCCGGCCGTGAGCATGGCGATGGCGAAGAAGGAAGGCTGGGCGACCAAGAGCGGCAGCAAGTGGCTGACCATGCCCGAGCTGATGATCCGCTACCGCGCCGCGGCCTTCTGGGGTCGGCTGTACATCCCCGAGCTGCTGGTCGGCATCCAGACCGAAGAGGAGGTGGTGGACGTGGAGCCCGTGACGGTGCGCACGGCCGAACCGCCTGCGAAGTCAGCGGTGGAGCAGCTGAACGCGAAGATCAAGCAGCCGGTAGCGGAGCCGGTTGAGGTGGTGGAGGCAAGCGATGCAGATGAAATCTTCTGAGCCCGGATACCTGCAGCCACGCGAGCTGG